AAAATAAACAGTTAATCAATTTTTTAGCAAATAAGGAATTGGCTGCTAACCCGGAGCAGGGTGTTGATCGTGCTAAGTATAAGTCTATGGAAGCAGTCAGTAGGTGGTACGACTTGCCTAAATACGATTCAAAGGCTAAGAAATTTACAGTGGAACCTCTTGCTAGAAAGGATTTAAGTAGAAACCGCTGGCATGAATCGGTAACAAAAAGTAACCTTTCTTACAACGGTTTAATTGCTGGTTTACATTATGATAAAGACCAAAGGGAATTGTTACCATATCTCAATAAAGATAACCCGTCGGGCTTAAAGTTCGATCCTATGTTTGAAATACCTCCTCAAGACATTGGTAAGATATTGTCGCACATTAACAAAACCAATGAGGCTTACTATGACAATAGGAAATTAAGAAATAACTCGATAGGTTTGTTGCATCCTCATGTCGCTAGCGAAGATATGCCTTCTTGGATGCATAACGATAATAGGAGCCTTACTCACTTTTTTACTCAAATGCTTGATGGTATAGCAGGTCATGGGTTAGAACACAACAATGCTATGCTTGTTATGGCGCATATATTCCAACATGGTGATGGCAATTTGTTGTTTGACATGAATCATCCTGATGATAAGCACAATTACATACATCCCAAGGCACCTGTAGGAAAAGATGCAGAGGACGCTAAGTTAACCGGAGGCGCACTGAATGCTTTAGGTTTCATGGGTCAGCAGCAACAACATATGGTTTACAGGCCATACTTTGACCCACAGGCAGTAATGAGGCATATGAAAAGTTGGGAAGCGGATAAAGGTCAAAAGCACCCATCGCCTATAGGTTATCGTAAAGTACCAGTTAATCATCCAGCAAATTCATTGAACTTTGGTTTTTATGATAGTATGTCAGGTGACTTGAAAATGCAAGTAGATGTAGCAAACGAGGTTAGGTCAAACGCTGTGCCTTCGTTTGCGCTTTCTGTAGGTACCCCTGCACATACAGGGGTCACAAAGGCCGGTCATGAATTGAAACAAATCCCTACTATGAGTTCAAGAAATCCTGAAGCCGACATAGGTAGGTTACTTGCTCATAGAGAAAATGCGAAAGGTACACTTGATGTAGAAGCCGGTAAAACAATCGATCGTCAGCACATGGATGTGTTGCGCCACCGTGGTAAATCAGCAGCAATAGACGGTACCGATTTGCATAGTAACACTGACATTCGTCACATCGGTGAAGTAGAGCATCATGACAAAAACATCTATGCTAAGAATAGAAAGGAGTATTTAACCGGCGTAGTTACTGGTGAAAAACATAGTCCTCTTTTCCCACAAGCGACTCACACTGTTGATTTAGATAGTAGTTTGGTAGGCCATCATGGTGACAAACTAGTTACTGATATGCTTAGAAGAGATCCGGTGCATGACTCCCCAAGACTTGATGATGTTAAATTGGAACAAAGTCGATACAATGATGCAACTAGATTTCTTGAAGCAAATAAAAGACAATTGCTAGACCTAAGTGACGAAATGAAAAATATACAATGGCAACTTGATTCTAAGCAAAACCCTGAACATGTTAGGAACTTTGAGCAGAGAGATAATCTTCAACAACGCTTAGAACAAATAAAGGAAAAACTTGGTAGACAAAAGACACTTAATACACAAAAAATTGCTGCACGAAGATGGCTAGACCGAACACCTCGCCATGACATAAATGAATTGTTTGAAATGCTAAATGACAGAATCGATGGAGTTGCAGGTTTAGAGGGTGGTCGTTTAGAGCAAGAACATGGTAGATACAAGAAAGGTAAACAGGGTGCTTTTGAGTGGACAATAGGTAGAGAAAGAAGCAACCAAAGAGTTGCACAGGCAGACCTTGAAGCGATAACAAACATAGCAGAAAACGAAAGAGACAGGTGGATTGATTCACAAGGTTTATCCTTTGGAGATCCAAGTAACATTCCTTTGTACTTAGGTAATCTTGGCGTTTACATGAGAGCAATGGAAAGGCGCTTGCATTCTGAAGACACTGGTGAAAAATATGAAACTTTACAAAACCATTTCGATAAAGAGACAGGTGTTGGGCATACCAAAAGGACTCCAATAAAGCCAAAGGGTAGACAAGATGGTAAAGGTACATTCAATTATTTAGGACATCATGGTTCTAATGGTTCTAACATTGGACTAAAGGCAAGCATCAAACCAGTGTATGATTCTCATAATAAGTTAGTTGGTTTTGAAAATGTTGAACCTTATGACTTTATAGGGAGGACATTGACAAGGCCTATGTATAAGCAAGTAGGCCATGAGTATGAAGAGATGTGGGGCGGCAACATGGATAGCGGCGAAGAATATGGGGAAGAGTTTGGTATAGAAGGGGGCCATAGAACATTGGTAAGAAAACACGACATTGAAGACGCAGCGCTACTTTTGGCATCACTATCCGACCCCGACATCATGCTAAAGAAAGATGGCGACTACCCTATACTTCAGCCAATGCATCGCATATTCAAGTTAGAAGATATGGAACACCTTCGTGGATTTAGTGGAGACTGGATAGTGTCTGCTATGCCTGAAGGCCCAAGGGCTTTCGTAGAAAAGGATGATGACAAGGTAACCGTAAGAGGAGACTTTGATTTAGACAAAGATACCAAGGAGAACTTTACCAAGATTTCAAAGAAGAACTTTGTTGTAGATGTGGTGTTCGCAAATAAAGAATACAATGTAATCGATATTGTAGAATACGATGATGGTGATGTAAATGACATGCCTCTTCAAGAGCGTATTAAGATTCTAAGAGGTACTATGGAGAGTACAGAGAATGTATTGGTTCCAGCGGCTCACAATTTGAGATTAACAGATGATGTCGGTTTAGAAATCATAGTCAAGGACTTACTGAAGGAACACGATCGTTTGATGCTAAGGGATGCTAATTCCACTTACATGAAAGGAGAAAGTCGTCACCCTAAGTGGGTATTGTACGATGAAGGGCGAGATGTCAACTTGATGGTTCTTGACAAAAAGGGTACATCATCCTACACATACCGATTGGGTACTGGTCCTATAACACACGAAGATTCATTAGGTGACCGTGCTGTAAAGTACGAAGGTGATACTTACATGGATGTAGGTACATCATTCCAAACTAAAGACAAATACGAAGTCGGAGATATAGTTACAGTCAATGTTGACAGTGTTTCGGTTACAGAGAATGTAGACGGTGCTGACATCTATACAGTAAACAGTAATGAAATCAAAGGTGAAGCAGAGGGTGAAGGAGTATCTAGTGTAGAGACCCTATCCTTGTTTACCAAGTCTGAACCTATGATGTGGCCGCACGAAATCGATAGAGATGGAGATAGAATAGTTATCAAGATGGCAGCAGGTGATGTTAGTTACCGTGCATCTGCTATAGATGATGAGTGGTATATGTTCAATCCTAAAGCAGAAAACGGTTGGCTGATTCGTTTAGCAGAAAGTCAAAGACCATTTTGGTCTCCGGTTGCTGGAGTTATGCTGAAGGCAGATTTGTCAGTAATTGATGATGAGACTAAAGCCGAAGTGCACGAATCTAAGGGTGATGGAAAACCATTGATACCTCCTAAGAAAGTAACAGGTACTAATTTTTGGGATGACTATGCTACTGACAAAGCAAAGATTAGAAGACTATTAGCAAAGAGCCTCAATCTTGTTTCGACTATGTTGAAATCAGGAGTAGGTGCTGTAGGAGATTCTTCTACAGGTACTATGGGTATGGGTATAGATTATGCTACTCCTATAGAATCACCAAGTGGTCCTACTAGTCTTGTTGGTTCAAAGACGCTACCCGATCATGATGTTAGGGATATTGAGCGTGACAACAAAGAAAGGGCTGAAGATAAAAAGTTCAATCATAAAGAGACACCTGAAGGCGAGTTGTCTATAGAAGGAGGCAAAGCGGCCTTCGTACCTTATTAAATAGTATAAGCGTTGTAAAGGGAGTCATGGCAAATGCTGCGGCACTCAGGGCTTCTACCCCTGCTCACCCTGCTAGCATTTCCATTCTTAAGTCATCCAGCGACCTAATAATCGCTGGCTACGCATCTGTTGAGATGGTAGACAAACAAGGTGACTTAATCACTCGTGGTGCACTGAAAGATGCCTTTGGTAACTTTATGAAAGCACAGTCATTCCGCAATGTGCAACTAGCGCATTCAAACATTCAGGTTGGTGAAGTAATCAAGTCTTACACCGACTCTGATGGCAGACTATGGAAGTCCGGTGTCGATGACGCTGGCATGTTCGTTGTCATCCAACTAAGAGATGACATCGAGAAGGCTCGTGAAGTAGCCAATGAGATTCGCAAAGGTAACCTAACAGGGTTTAGCATCGGTGGACAGGCGTTTAAGCGCATTAACAAAGCAGATGCAAAGCATGGAGACTATACAGAAATCTCCAAGTTAGAACTACATGAAGTTACTATTTGTGAAAAAGGGATTAATCCCGAAGCATCCTTTAGAATACTGAAGGAGGACACAACTATGACAAACGAAATAGATGCATTAGGTGAATTATCTTCAGTGATTGACCGCCTATCTAAGCAGTTGGACGACATGGATAAAGAGGAAAATCTTGAAAAGAAACCTCCCTTTATGGATGACGAAGAAGGCGAAGAAGGCGAAGAAGACGAAGAAAAAGAACTTGAAGAGTTAATTGAAGGTGACAGACCTAAGAAAAAAACAATGGGCGACGACCAACTAGATTTAGCCGAGGACGACGATATGGCAGATAAAAAAGACAAAAAAGATAAAAATGATGATGATGAAAAGAAGATGTACAAGGATGACACAAAGAAGTCAGAGTACAGCGATGTCATTACTAGCGAATACCTAGACTGGATGGAAAACACCCTAAAGTCTGCAGGTGTTGACACTGGTGCTGCTCGCTCTCACTTTGATGGTGTTTCCAAGGCTAACCTTGGTAGCACCCCTGAGCAATTCCCTGAAACACAGATGAACGGACAAGTAGCAGGTAGAGCAACCGAAGGTGGCTCACCGGGTACAAATGCTTTAGGAGCATCAGGATTAGGTAGCGGCTCTGTCGCAAAATCTTACCTGAACCCTGAAAATGTTACTGCAACTGAAATTGAAGAAGCATATGCAGTCTTCAAAGCAGCAGCAACAGAGCAGCAGTTCAAGAACAACCTGAATGATGTTTTTAGTGAGCGCCTTACTAAGGAACTTACTTCAGAAGCACAGACTCGTGCAGCAGCAGAGTTTGATGCTCGTGGCCCACTCTCACAAATCGAGAAGGCAATTTCACAACTAAGTGACAGAATCGATAACATCGGTTCTTCCACAACTGCGGAAATCCGCAAATCAACAAACCACTCCACCGTAGAAATACCATCTACAGAGGAACTAGCAAACATGTCGTGGGACGAAGTACACAGTCTCGCAGGGACGGTTTGGAACTGAATGGAGGAATGAATAATGGCACGAAATTATACACGAACAGTACAGGACATGGAGCGCTACTACTATGGCGCAGGGACTAACATGGGATTCGGTTACTCCGGTAGCGAACTTCTCAAAGCAGATGCACCAATGTTGAGCACAACCGCTGGAACATACCAAGCGATCTACGGACGCAAAGTATGGTCTCAGTTGAACCAAGAATTTAACGCATTCTCAATTCTTCCTAAGAAGCCTTGGGACCGCAGTGGATGGAGAGTCGTCACTGCAAAGCCTTCGACAGCAGTCGGTGGCGGAATTGCAGAGAACGGCACACTGCCTGACACTACCAAGCCTACATTCCAAAATGTTGCAGCAAAGCCTAAGACAATCGCACACTCGTTCGATATGTCTGAGGTTGCAATCTTCTTGAATGACAAGGATGACGGACTTGGCGACATACGCTCTGTCCTAAAGGAAGAGATGGGTAAGCACCACGCTGAGCACATCAACCAAATGCTAACACAGGATGTAGACACACCTGCAGGTAACGACATCGAGTCTCTTGATAGAGTAACTGCAGCAAGCACAATGGACAGTTCAGGTACTGCATATGCAGCAACCGTAGCCAATGGTGCTTCTACTACACACACGGCGCATGTAAGCGCTGCTGCTGACTTGGACATTTACAGCATTAGTCGTGCTGCTAACACATGGTCTGACGCTGAAATTTCAGTTGCTTCAGATGCAAGTTTAACCGAGAGAGTTCTATCACTTGACCACCTTGACGAAATGTTCCAAAAGATTTGGATTCGTGGTGGTAACCCGAAAGTTATGCTAACAGGATATGACACTCTAATGCGTATTCAGCAACTTCTACAGTCTCAGCAGAGATTCATGGAAGAGAAGAGAGTTGTACCAACTTACAACGGTGTCAAAGGTGTACCGGGTGTTGAGGCTGGATTTATAGTCGCAACTTACAACGGTGTCCCAATCATCCCATCTAAGGATGTAGCGGCAGACGGTATCAGCAGAATTTACATGCTTGATACTGATTATCTATACTACAGTACTGCGAAACCTACTCAATACTTTGAGTCCGGTATCGAGACTGGCGATCCATTCGCAATTAACAGACTAGGACAGGAAGGACTTTACCGCACAATGGGTGAAGTTTGGACTACTTTCTTTGGAGGTCAAGGTTCAATCCGAGACTTGTCTTGAGGTTAACTGTGATGAAAATAAGGAGATGAAATGATATGACAGCAACAAGTATAACAAGCGGAAATGTAAAAATAGCATTTGACGATGGAGAATTTTCAAGCGTCAGTATTCTAGCAGACTTAAGCCTACATGGCGGGTCACAACCGGATGAAACACGCTGGTTGGATGGAGCAGGTGGCACAAGTGGGCAATACCCCGGAAACCTTGAACCGTTCTTACCAACAAATACAGATACAACTAACACGGCAGGTGGGAGTCTACGAATGATAACTGTTCAATACGACAAAGACCATGCAAGTGCAGATACAATGACTTTTAGCGGAGAAAATGGCGTATCACTTAGTGGTATCGTAGCAATAGTTGGACAAGTTAATGGTGCAGCAAATGACCATGATATTGCAACTTTCAGTGGACTAGTATTGACATTGACAGCAGAGGCAACATCAAACGGTAATTCAATTACCCTACTAGTACAGTGAAGGTGAGTAAACTTGCCTACAGTAACCTTTCTAGGTCCATTGATGTACCGTCGCAGATTAGACGGTTCGGGACAATGGATAAGAAGTGAACCTGTCGAGGTTAGCCAAAGTTGGCTAAATCAAGAAAGGCGTAGACTAAAACCACAATTCTTCCGAATAGAGGGAGATGCAGGTGTAACAGTCGATGCCGGTAATGACGGGATCCCTGACAGTGGCTGGACTAAGAAGGACATAGGCGCATGGCTTAAAGGAAAAGGCGAGACTGTGAGTGGATATACTACCAAGAGCAAATTGCTCGACATGGTAAAAACCACTCTCAGTCCGCCTGCTCCTGAGCCTGTTGTCGAAGAAGTCTTAGTCGAAGAGACTATAATCGAAGACCCAGTGGATGAATCATCAGGAGATGAATAATCATGGCTATAACAACTGACCCAAGACCACATGTAATTGGTGACTTGGTAGTAATGACAGGAACATTTGCAAACGGCGATACTATTGCAGTAGATCTTTCTTCACATCTTTCAAAGATTATATTCTTTGCATGTAATGAGGCAGATGCTACAGCAAGAGCAATGGTAACTTCCATTAACGGCACAACGGCACATGCTACAGAAGCAGGCAGCGGCGGCGGTACTTGGATGGCAATAGGAACACGCTGAGGTGATTAACCTTGGCGGTGACTTTTGATAAAAGACCAATTTACCTCGGTGACAGGATTATTCTGACAGCAGAGTATACTGCTTCAGAAACTGGCCTTGGGAGCGCAGTTCCAATCAATGTGCCCGGTATGTTGATAGATGCGATAATTGTAATGAATACTGAAGCACCTACCAATGTTAACATGCTAACGGCAGGTAACATAAATACGCCTACTCAGGCTATTATTGGTAGTGACAGAAGGTTCTTCTCTGTACACGGTGGAGGCACAGGCTTCGGCACAAACAATGGTGCTGGCAAGGTGATGATTTATGGGAGGAGAGCATAATGGCAGTAGTTTTTGAAACACGACCAGTTAACCTCGGAGACCAAGTTATGATTAGAGGCACATACGCTGCTTCTGACACTACTATAGACCTAAGCCCTTACATGAGGATAGTTGATAGCGTACAGTTAATGTTACCAACTGGAACTGCTACTCCGGTCACATCTATAGGGTGCGATGACGATTTAGGCGGTAGCGTGAATAGAGATGTTCCAACACCTGACGGCTGTTACATAACAGGGACAGGTGGTACATCAGTTACATTATTTGGCGGAGCAGTGGGTGGCGGCGCTACGGCAGCAGGTCACTTCATAGCAATAGGGAGGAAAGGCTGATGCCAGTAACATTCGATAACCCTACTAATGTCAACGGACTAATAATAGTCGCATTCAAAACAGATTTTAATGAAACAGTGTCTTTAGATGTATTACCATATATGAGGGAGATTTACAGCGTAGTGGCTAATCCTATACAGCAGCCAATTCAGGCTATTAGTACATTTGATAGCGGCTCTAACCCTTATGAGTTATTCATACCACTTTTGGTAGAATTCAGCGGTACTACTGTAACTCTAAAGCAACCAAGTCGTCAATTAGGCACAATAACTTCTACAATAGATGTTTCTACATCAGGTATAATAATAGGAAGGAAGTGATTAGATGGCAGTATTAAGCGGATATGGTAGCAGGGTCATTGGACCTTACTCACCTAGACAAATGGCAGATGGTACAGCAACAGCACTCATCCAAGCAGATCTCAGAGCCACTGGTGGCACTGGTGCGCTTGGTGTAGCGGCTGGTAGTACAACTGCACTTATCGATATACACTCGTTCACATCATTAGGCAATCATTACTTTTTATTAACCTACACAGTGTGAGGTTAATTGATGCAGTCTAACAACAGCCTTGGTCTTGATGACATCGAGCGATTGCAGAAGCGTGGCATTCGCTTAGCCGAGTCCTACGGGGCTGGTTCCGTATTCAATGAAGATAAACCGCTTCAAGGTATAACCAAGAAGCAACGAAATCGTAATAAGAAGGCGGGCGATGTCCTGAACATAGGGTCGGGCACCCGCTGCAAAAGTTGTGGCATGCTTTACTTTATGTGGGTTGACAAGTGCAGTACATGTGGTAGACAAATGGAATTCAATTTAGGCGAAAGGGAGGATTAGTCATGGGCGATGTTTTGGTCAAAGGTATTGGTGATAAAGACGAAGCGGCTATGAGGGCCTTGGAAACTAGAAATAAAAATCAAGACAAGGTTATCACAAGAGAGCGACCTGAAAGTGGAAAAGTAGGAGTCGATAAACGAACCACTGAGAGGGCAAAAGAGGCTGGCTTTACTGATGCTGCTGATGCTGACGAAGTGAGTGAGATAACTACTACTGGCTATGAAGAAAGGGATAGGAAGCGCTTAGAAGAGGCCTTGGAAAACGCTAAAGAAGCGGGTGACGAAGATAAGATAAAAACTCTTAAAGAAGCGATAAAAAACATTCAGCCTGACTTTGAAGAAGCCCCTGAAAAAATCAAAGATGAAAACAAAGGAGTCAAAGTACAACCCAAGTTAAGCCGCAGGGAAGCCGCTATCACGGAAGATAAGTCTGCGCAAATAGGAGTATTAAGGGACCGTTTGAAAACAGCCGACGAGTCAGAGAAAGAAGGCATCAGAAGAGAAATTGCTGTCGTAGAGGCAGATACCACTCGCATTCCTGAAGGTAGAGCCGAGCAGATGGCAGAGGCCCAAGGTCTTCAATCCAAAGAACTTCATGCAAGAGCGCTCTTAGAGATAAAGCGTATGGCAAGAGAACAGGGTATTCCTGTCCCTGCATCCGGTGCTGGAGACCAAAGACCTAGTGATAAAGTCGATCCTAGGTATACTGCATTGTTAAATGAAAAATACAAAGATGTTTTCCAAGATTTAGTTAGTGGCAAAGCACCTACTGCTATGTCGAGGACTGATGATGAATTCGACACATTGGAAGATGCAATGGCATCGGGTAAGAGAGGTGCAGTCAAAGAAGTCGGTGTGCGCCCTAGCGAAAGCGGGTTTCAGGGTGCACAAAAGGATATTACAGAAAGCAAGGTTGCTAGAAATAATGCACTAGTGGCTATCCAGCGCCTCCAACAAGAACAGAATGAAGCAGAAAGCGCTGGCGACAATGATAAAGTTGCAGTCCTTCAAAGCCAAATCGAAGAGGAAGCACAAGCATTCTCTCCTGAAGGTCGAGAATATGTTGCAAATAATCCCGTTTCATTAAATGACATTGCAGATTTGATGGGCGCAGGCTCTATGGAGGTAGACCGTAGCGAAGCAGCAAAGAGGCTGCAAACCATAGACGATTTGGAATCTCAACTTAACGAACCTTATATCATGGCCGGTGACGGTGATGGTAACATTGATCCTACTCATTCGCTTTACATTAAGCGACGAATCAAAGCCCAAGACGAATTACAAGGCCTTCAGGGTACTAAACAACAAAGTGACTACCGTGAGTTAAGGTCTAGGCTTGGGCGATTGGAGCAACAGAAAAGAATACTTGGCGATGTTGATGAAGCAGCATTGGCTCAAGTCCACCAAGAGTTACAACACAACAAATACTTCAAAGCCACCAATGCTCTTGTAGATTTAGAAAGAGAATTGAAAAACCCCGGCATAGTCGCTTCAGAAAAGGGCCATTTATCTTCCTTTACGAGATTCAAAGCAAGGGATATACCTGATGAGTTACTTTCTGAAGTAACTGATGAAAACGGCAATGTGGATAGAAACAAACTCATAGAGGCAGGCTATGCTCCTAAAAGAAAACTTGCATCTAACCTCTTGTTCGGTACTTCTCCAATGGTTCCTGATTTGTCACAAGAGGAACAAGAAAGACTTCATGAAGTATATCTTCAGCACCAAGAAGATGTAAGGAGCGGAGAAGGTTTTGAAAGTAAACCAACCTTGCAATCTGCACCAACGGGCTTAGGTGCTCGCATTACACAAACTCCACAAGGCTTTGACACAGGTAGTGACTTTGGTGCTCCTAAGCCTGCTAGAAAATTCTTCCTCGACCAATTAATGGGAGAGGCAACGACAGGTGTGTTCGGGAGGCCGTGGGGTGGAGGTAGCAATCTACAATCTATGACGCTTGTAGATGCACAAAAAATACTCAACCGAATTGGACCAACGCTTCGTCATAACATAGACGAAACTAACGAAAAGCGAAAGGAGGCGGGCTTAGACCCTCTACCTAAAAAGGACGAGGAACAGATGCTAGTCCATTGGGATTTCAAGCATGACCCTATTTTCGTAGAGCAGGCTCAGGCAGCAGGTCTTGAAGTGCCTTCTTACAGAGAAGCAGCACGAAGTGGTCAAAGCATAATGGATATGGGTAGATTTAGATCTGCTGACGCACAAAAGTTCAGAGGGAGAGAAAGTACTGACGATAGAAGGGCATTAGATAGATTGATGAAAGAATCAATTGCTCGTTTCTTGGCAAACCATGCTGCTACACCCGGAGGTGCTAAAGAAATCTTAGGTGGACATTATGCTACATTTATGCCTGCTGACCAGCCGGACTTAGTTGCAGAGTTTGATGCTAAGGCACTAAACAAGAAACTTGAAAATGCAAAGGCTAAGCAAGAATTGGCCGACCACGCTGCCCTAATGAGAGGGGCAGACCCTGAAGCACTCAAGAAACTCCAAGAGGCTAGGGCAAAAGCACAAGCACAAAAAGAAGAAACTATAAATCAAAGATATATTCAAAGAGCCGCAGAGCAATATGCGTTTAATAATGCGAATATGTTTAACAAGGTCAGAGGCTTAGGCTTCAATGCTAAAACCGCAAACCAAATGTTAGAAGCACAGTATATTATTCGGGAAGGTATCAATCTCAAAGAGCAAGTCGAGCAAGCATCTTTCTTGAATAATGAAGGTCCAATTTTGAAGAAACTGCAACAATTAGACAGAGAATTGACAAACAACTACGGTTACGCTGACAGGTTTATAGAAAACACTGAATTTGAAGACTTGGTGCAACATGCTGAAGGATTGACTGGGGCGGCTCAGCATTTAGAAGACGAAACCCAGCGATACATGGAACCTGTTGATATGACCTTTAGGACTATTTACAGTCAAATGAAGGCACATAACGAAGGAGTGGGTGGCACTAAACCTCTAAATGTATCAGGTGGTGAAATTCCTCTCCCCGATATAGATATGGATCCCGATAAACCAAAGGAAGAAAGAGGCTACGACATCGAAGGCATGCAAGCCCAAAAGGAAATTGCTGAGCAAAGAGGAGATACTGAACTTGCTAGGCAACTTGAGGGACGAATCGATGCAGCAACATCAGCATCAAAGGGCGGCTCTACACTTAGTGAATTAGAAAATGAATTAAGGGTACAAGAAGCCGAGGCTGCTAGGCTCGGAGTAGACCCTGAAAGGCACATCGGAGTTAAAAATATAAAAGACGCTATTCGTCAACATAGTAAGTTAGTTACGCAGTTTACTGGGATAGGTGACAACATCCGTCAAAAGGAAGTATTCTCAGAGAGACCAGCACCTACCCGCATGGGAGAAATTGGCGCAGGTCAAATGTCTCATGGTGATTTAGTGGAAGCCGTTCTTCATGAAATGGGTAACAGGAAACAAGAAATTGATAGAACTGCTAGAGAAATGGGTGCTGCAAGAGACCTTGGAATGGATGCAGTTGAATTTGGCGACATGTCAGATGCTGCTCGGTTGAGTGCCGAGCGTGGTTCTAAAGAAGGTTTGGAGCAAACTTATGATACACTTGCTAATGTTCGCACACAAGGCGGCAAAGGAACAAATGTATTCGATACTCAAGCAGGCGAAGATATGGGTAACTTGCCAACAATAACAGGTAAAGATATAGATAGACAAATTGGTGGCATGGATAGAAACCTTGAGCAATTTGGTACAAGGGACTCAGCAAGACCTAACAAAGATGTTGGCTTTGAAGGCGACCAAATGACAACCCGTACTGGTGCTGAAAAAGATAGCAAGTCAAGGTTACTTGGAGGACATGGAGGAGGCGACAGCGAAGAATCAATGTTAGCAAACATGATGAGTCCTGAACAGATACAAAGTATGCTTAATGATCCTAGGGTACAAGCAGTAACCTTAACAGGTGCTTATGAATCATCATCTTCCCGTGATAAAGTAGATATGATGATAGCGGCAAGTAAGGGTCAATTGACTGCTGAGATGCTAGAACCTGCTGCGGCACCTGCTGCGGTAGCACCTGCTTCGGTGACACCGCCTGAATCCGGCTTTGCAGGGGAGCCACCAAATCCTCTTTCTGCCTTACAACAAGGAGCAGAACCTGCAGACATATTCCAACAGCAACCACCTGCTCCGGCACCTGCTCCGGCACCTGCTCCGGCACCTGCTCCGGCACCTGAACCAATGGATTCTACTACTGAAGAACAACCTGAAGTTG